CATGCACGGACAACGGCGATGTGCGTCCCTGCGCCACGCCGACCCCGGTCATCTCGTGGGATCAGGCGGCCGACGCGGACCTCGCGGGCTACTCGATCTACTGGCGCGACACGGGGAGCGGCTGGTGGAACGTCCTCGCGCAGATCGCGTGCCGGTGGGACGATCTCGATGACCCTCCAGATGGAATCGCCGAGACCCGGTTCTGCCTCGGCGCGGACTTCCCGATCCCCTTGCAGCGATGGTGTCCCCAGTGTGCGCCGTATCAGAGCTATGAGTTCGCGATTAAGACTTACGACAACACGGGCAATCGGTCGGCCGATTACTCGAACATCATCGAGGTCTGCTTCTCACCGATTTGGACCTCGGGGCCGTACAACTAGGAGATCGCTATGATTACCCGCATTCCCCAACACGTCAGCGATGGCGTCGTGCGCTGCAAGATCACCGTCATCCAGGCCGCCCTGGCGACTGCCGTAGCCGATCTCGCCATCGCCAAGGCAACCGTCGATGCCGCGGTTGTCGCTGGGCTCGGTATGAGCGATGCAGCGACCATAGCCCTCGCTGCCGAGGTCGCGACCGCTTCGACCGCGCTCACCGCAGTCTCAACCGCGATCACCGACTCGGGATTGTAATCGTGGCGATCACTGGACTCAATGCGCTCGTGGATGCCTGCGCCAAGGACGAATTGTCCGATGGCGACCGCAAGCGTACGATGGTCAACGGTCGGCACCGGCTCTACAAGTGCCCCGCGGGCAAGTGGACTATCGGGTATGGGCGGAACCTTGAGGACAATGGGATCAGCGACTCAGAGGCGCGTACCCTCTTGATGAACGACGTACTCGCGGCGCAGCGGGACGCCGCGTCGCTCATCCCGAATTGGCTGGCGCTCGATGTCGTGCGGCAGAACGTGTGCGCGAATATGGCCTTCAACATGGGCCGTGCCACGCTCTCGAAGTTCGTCCACTTCCTCGCCGCGGTGGACGAGATGCGGTACGAGGACGCGGCCGATGAGATGAAGGCGAGCAAGTGGTATGGGCAGGTGGGTCAGCGGGCGCAGCGCCTCGAACACGAAATGCGTACAGGTATTGTGCTGTGATTACGGACAGCATCGCCGCGGTCGTTCTCGGTGGGCTTTTGATTTCCGCCGTTACCGGCAATATCTTGATGTACCGTCAAGTCGGCGAGCTTCGCGTGGGTGTGCTGCATCTTGCCCAGGCGCTTGAAGCGTTGGCGGCCACCAATGTCGAGGCTCGCCGTGTGCTTCGTGACGACAACGCCGCGATTCATCTTCGCATTGACGATCTCGTCAAGCGATCGTGTCATGGAGGTTCACAGTGACCCCACACCGATTCGCCTTCCTCGCCCTGCTCTCCGCGTTTCTCGCGCTTCCAACACTCGCCGCCGACTCGATCATCGGCTCGTCGCCCAAGGTCGATGTCTACCTCGGCCCCTTGGTCAACTACGCCGACCAGTTTGATCCTGGTTTCGCGTTGACCATCGTTCCGAGAGCCAAGCCATTCCTCTTCACCCTCGATGCGAGCAAGATGCGTATTGACGGCACGACTGGCGAGACACCATTCCGCGTTGGGTGCCGCGACTTCCTCGTGCCGTATTCGGTGGACGGTCGAACGACCAGCCGCGTGGCGTTCGCGTTTCAGTTCAAGCTCTCGTCATGGCGGGCGCGCAAGTGAGGCGCACGCGCATCGAGGACCGCAGCCTGCTCATCGCTACCGTGTTGGTCGCGGCCGTCGCTATCACCGTGATCGTCGTCGCCATGCGGTGCGGGCTATGAGTTCGCAGATCGCGCCCCTTGCACCGCTCGCCCCACAACTGTGCGATCGCTGCGCCTGTGCCATGGACCCGTCCACCGAGTTCGACCTTGCGTGTCTCAAGCTCCGCGGCGCCCGTCTGCTCGTCGATAAGGTGGTGGCGATCGAGGACCTTGATGTACGCCGGGTCAGCGAGCATGTCCTCGCACCCGCGAACGATGCACGCACCCGCGCCACGTATGGCATCGAGGCGCGTGTGCTTCTCGTCGGTCCTGGCATCGACCCCGATGACATTCGCACGGGCGATCGCGTGATAATCGACGAGTTCGCCGGTCGTCCCGTGTTCTGGAACGGACGGCGTCTTCCCTATTGGATCGTTGGGGACGGCGAGGTGATGATCGCCCTCCACGCGGACGACACGCCATGAGCGGGCTCAAGGACCTCACCACCGCCGATCTCTCACATTTGCGCGTCAGGGCGGCCCAGTTCAAGGACGATCAACTTTGGACCGTTCTCAAAGCCTATATCGGGCGTGACCGTGAGTACATAGTCAAGCAGTTCGCGGACCCCGATGTGCCAGCCGAGAAATTAAAATACAGTCAAGGTGTTCTCGCCCAGGCGGATCGTGATATACTACTCGTCGAGAGATTCTTGGACGCGATCGGCAAGGAGCTACAACGCCGACAGCACCAAGCGGAGCGCACATGAAACTCGTTGGCCTCGCCAAGTTCCTACACGATCCCGATGGTAGCGGTACGGGTGATCCCAATCCCGAGGGCGATCCCCCGACTCCACCCGACCCCAACGCTTCGCTCAAGACTGCGGTCGATAGCATTCGCGATGGCATCAAGCAGGCCATCGAGGCGTCCCGCGCGCCTGTGCAGGCTGCGCCCGTGCAACCGAGCATGGGGCCGACCCAGGCCACGCAACAGGCGCTCGCGGTCGAGGCCGATCGGGTCAACGCCCAGGTCGATGAACTGTTCGCCAGCGGCAAGGCAGCCGAGGCCATGTCGATTCGCGATGCTTTTGTGCAAAAGGCCAACCGCGCCATGCAGGCCGATCCCAATGACAACGCGATCGTCAAGACAGCCGTTCAACTCGGCGAGCGCGTCGCGCGCACCGAGCACAAGACGATCATGGACCGCTGGGGTGACGAGGTTCGTCGTGCAGTCGATGCGATGCCCCTTGAGGCGCGTGTGCTGCCGAACGCCTGGGACGCCGCGGTCGCGGCCGTCCGCAGCAACCATTTCACCGAGATCCTCGACGAGACCGTGGCGACTCGCGTGGCCGAGGAGAAGGCGAAGTTCGTCCCCCCGCCCAACGCCCCCGGCTCGCGCGGCCATCGCACCCTCACCGGCCTCGCCTCGAAACTGAGCGAGGAGCAGGTCTGGGGCGCGGACATCACGGGCGTCACCCCCGACGAATACGCCAAAGAGGTCGCGAACGAGGCCAAGTTCGACGCCCTCCCGTTCAAAGAGCGCGCCAAGTTCCCCGGCTATCCTGTCATCGACGAGGCCCGCGGCAATCAGCGCGTCGCGCCCGGCAAGTTCTAACGGAGACCTGTCATGCCGCACATGCCAGCATCAGCGGACCTTTTCACAATCCCCAACTGGGCCGCGGTTCACCCCGATCTTCACGCCCGTTGGATCTCAACCAAGCCCGACAAGCTCCGTGGTCACATGTGGAACTTCGGACTCGGCCACGGCGCGTACGTCCCTTACGGCACGAAGTTCACCAAGATCGAGGAACTCAAAGAGGCGGCGATCAAGCTGGGCCTCAGCGAGATCCACGTTGACACGGCCAGCATGCAGATCAAGATCGGCGACGTGATGCTCGCGTACATCACACGCGAGGAACACGAGTTGCGCCAGCGTGAGAAGCTACAGGCGTACCGCGACCGCGAAGAGGACGCCGTCAACGCCTACCTCGCCAGCGAGCGCCGCGGCATCAAGCCCCGTGTTTTCGAGAGCGAAGAAGAGTACAAGGACGTGCGCACTCATGCGACACGCGAAACGACCAATCGTGTTGGCTACCGCGGCGCCCGCGCCGCGCGTTGACCCCCTGACGATCGACGAAAGGTAGGAGGCCACTCACATGCCCCCCAGTCTCACAACCAGCTTCGCCAACCACATGGCCCCCGGCATTCGTGCGATCGTCGGCACCAATCTCGGGGCGCGCAAGTCCTACTACTCGATGCTCAACAACGTCGAGACCACGGTGCGCAACTACGAGGACTATCTCGCCGGGACGGGCCTGCCCATCGCGGTCGAGAAGCCCCAGGGCGTGAACATCCAGGCGTTCGATCCGATCGAGGGGACCACCAAGCGATTGACCCCCAAGGTCTACGCGATCGCCATGGAAGTGTCCGAGGAGGCGTGGGACGACGACCTCTACGCGAACAAGGGCAGCGCGATTCGCGATGGCGCGAACGGTCTCGCCGACTCGCTTGCCGAGCGTGTCGAGATCGAGGCGCATCGGCCGTGGACCGCGGAGGGCTTCGTCGCCGCCGCCACATCGGTGTGGACGGTGCTCCCTGACAATTCGGGTTTCTTCGACACCGCGCACGCCAGTATCACGGGTGGTCAAGGGCCGACCCAGAACAACCGCCCCACCGCGGTTGACCTGACGGTCACCAGCCTGCGCGCCGGGATGATCCAGGGGCGCAAGTACAAGAACGACCAGGGATTGCGCATCCCGATGATCGCGCAGTTCTCGAAGCTGATCGTCTCCCCCGACGACGAGTACAACGCCAAGGAGATCGTCAACTCAAGCAATCGCCCCGATACCGCGAACCGTGTCGAGAACACGACCGAGTCGCTGCAAATCATCTGCGACCCGTATCTGAGCGATGACACCGACGCCTGGTTCCTCCAAGCCCCCAAGCACTACGCCTACTTCCTGTGGCGCAAGCGGCCGGTGCTCGACTCGTTCGACGACCGGCGCGCTCGTGTCGCCATCCACACCATCCTCGGCCGCTTCTCTAACGCACCTGTGCATTGGCTCGGCAACTATGGCTCACCGGGCGCCTAGCGACTAGGTTCCTGTAACACCTCGTCGCAATTCAATGCGGCGATGCAACTGGCGCAATTCAATGCGCCGAGAGAGGTAGACGCAAATGGCTTTCACCACACCTGTTTGGCCCATGGAACCCTACTCGATGTCGGGTGGCTCGCAGTCCGCCATGCCCATGTCCTTCCCCATCACGTCGGCCAAGCCCATCACCAAGGGCGATGTCATCACCATGACCTCGGGGAAGGTGCTCGACGGCAATACGCAGCAAGCCGCCTCGGTCATTGTTGGCATCGCCGCCGAACCCAAGGCCAGCATCGCCAGCGCACTCGACTCGGACATGCTCTTGGTCCATGTGGCGCTTCCGGGTCGCCTCTTCGTGGGCAACATGACCGATGGCGTGGCCACCGACTCGATCGACCCCTCCTACGCCGACATCGCCCCCGCGACGCTCTACGACACGGCCGAGACCACCATTGGCACCTTCGCGGTCATCAACTTCACCGACACGACCAGTGGCCAGATCAAGGTGGTCAAGTTCGCCGACGAGCAGGCCAATGGTAAGCGGTTCATCAGCGGCACCGGCGGGACGATCAACCCCCGTGTCATCTTCCACTTCGCCTCGACCATCTTCATGACCTCACAGGTCTGATCGCCAAGCGATCACGAGGAGAAGCAGATGCCCGAACTCAGCGATCACATGGCCTATGGTCCCGGCAGCGCGATGCCCGGTCCCGTCGTCGGCGCGCTTGTGCCGTTTGTGCTTGGGCCGCTCGATTTCGCGGCTGCTGCTGTAAGTGCGGGGGCCAACACTATCGGCTTCTACGCCCCGTGCGATCTGCGGATCGAGTCCGTATCGTGGGCAGCGCATGTCTACATGACTGGCACGAACACCGTCGCGATTTACAAGCACACCGATGTTCTTGGTGGTGAGGGCGGGACGGCTATCAAGACGGCCACCGCAATCACCGCTGCTGGCCGTGTCGAAGGGGCCAGTTTCGCATCCTCAGCCGCGCGCAATGTGACCAAGGGCCAGTGTGTTGCGCTGGATCTCGTTTTGTCAGGCACAGGGACATACGAGGATCTGTGTTTCGTCGTGATGGCCTACATCACCGGCCATGCCGTCGCCGACGTGGCCGCTCGCTAATCGAATAGGGGGCCGACATGGGCGTCATTCGTCAATCGGCCCCCTACTCGTCGAGCAAGGTTCGTAAGGTGATGGGCGAGTTTGGTGAGGGCCAACTCCACAGCGGGTCATCGACTGGACCCAAGGTGACCAATCGAAAACAAGCGGTCGCCATCGCGTTGAGCGAGCAGCGACGCGCCAAGCGGGGTAAGCGATGAGCAAAAAAGGTCACGGGCGCAAAACAGGCGCCAAGAAGACCACGCCCTCGAAAACCATGCCCATGAGTAAGCACATGCCCATGAGTAAGCACGAGATGACCGAGGGCAAGAAGGGCTGCAAGTAACGTGGGCAAGTTCAACTGGCGCACCCTGGTCGGCACCGTCGCCCCCGCGCTCGGGACGGCACTCGGCGGGCCACTTATCGGGATGGCGGTCAGCGCGATTGGCAAAGCCGTGCTTGGCAAGGATGACGCCACGCATGATGAGATCGAAGCCGCGATGGCCAACGCCACGCCCGAGATGCTTCTCAAGTTGAAGCAGGCCGATCAGGCGTTCGCCCTTGAGATGAAGAAGCTCGACGTTGACATCTACGCGCTCGAAACCAAGGACGTGCAATCGGCGCGCGCACTCTTCTCGGTCAACTACTGGCCGCAGATGATCCTGAGCGCACTCTTCGTCGGCGGCTACTTCATCATCCTATCCCTCTACATCACCGGCCACGTCATGATCGAGGCCACGCTCAAGGATACGGTGACCGTGCTGATCGGCATCATGTCCGCCAGCGTAACCGGGATCATGGGCTTTTGGTTTGGTAGCTCGTTCGGCTCACGCGAGAAAACGGCCGCACTCGCGGCGTCGCAACCCGCGGACAAGGGGAACTGATGGCCGCCACGGTCGCAGGGCATGTCTATAAAATGGTCCAGGGCGACGTGTTGGATCACGCCACGTTCAACGCCAATGCGTCCAAGACGGTTGGGGCGTACAAGGTCCGTGCGTCGCTCATCTCGATCAGTTCCGGTGCTGGCGGCGCGTGTGTTCTCACCAACGCAGGTGTTGCCATCTTCACATTCACGATGGCGGCCAACACGATGTATCAGATCGTGGGATGCGATCCGCTCGAACTCGACGATTTCACCGTGACCACGCTCGCCGCGGGTTACGTCATCGTCTTCATGTCGCCGTAGATGCCATGGCCCAACTCTACCCGCCCGAAAACGGCCCACGCCTCGCTCGCGAGACCTGGTACGTGGACGATGTCACGGGCCGACTCATTCCCCGTTCACGCGCTGTCCGCGACTATTGGGGCCGTCTCGTGGACTTCGCCGACATGGACGAACTCGGTCGAGATGAATTGAACGCCGGGTTCTCACCGCGCACCGAGTCGCCTCCGCAGGACCCATGATCGTGCGCGGCACACGATCACAGCAAGGTGCGTGAGAAATGGCATTCACCCGCGCGCAACTCGTCACCCTTGTCAAGCAACTCACGGGCAATCGCACCAACACGAGCAACTTGACCGACTCCTGGTATCAGGACCGCGTCACGAGCGCGTATCGGAGGTTGTGTACGTTTCAGGGGGCGGTGCAGGCTCCAGGGCTTCGTCAACCGCAACAACGCAAACTTGGCTTCTTCGAGCTTGAGGATCGTCAGTCACGCACTCTCGACAGTACGCTCACCTCGAACTTCGTCACGCCGTCGCCGTCAACCGATGTCGTGGTCGTCACTGACTTGTACGATCGCACCCATGACCGTGGCCTCGATCGTCGCAGCTTGCGTGAGATCCGCACCCACAACCCCGACGCCACTGGCATTCCACGCACTTGGTGCCCCGCTGGCCAGGGCGGGGTGGTCGGCTATTACATCAATCAGGTGCCAACCTCCTTGTTGACCACTGTCGATGCCATTGTGGTCTATGAGTACGTCTACAAGTATCCAACCGCGCTCGCGGCCGACGCCACGACTCCCGTGATCCCCGACGTGTGGCATATCGCGATCGCCTTTGCCGCGGCGAGTGAGGCCGCGCTGTTGCTCGACATGCCCGAGAAGCACACCGAACTTGAGGGCAAGTTCATCGGCTATATCGCCGAGCGTAAATCGCCGATGGAAGAGGCCGCGCGCTCGGGACTGGCCGGGTCGCGTCGCTTCACGCCCATCGGTATGAGGACCTGACATGGCCGCCGTTACGATCACCTGGAACGATGCCGACCCCGCGGGCGGTGATGCGCTCAACGCGGGCGACGATGCGATCACCAATTTCAAGAAGTCCCTCAGCGAGCGACTACGCAACGGCGGCCACGCCATGCCGTTGCAGGGCTCGGGGCCGACCACGGTTACGACCGATGGCCGACACGCTTGTGGCGTCTCGTTCACCGCGGGCTCGGCCGAACTCGCGGGCGAGTTCAACATCTACGCCGCGGATAAGACAACGGTGGTTGCGGTGTTTCGTGATTCGACATCCGCTGCGGCCACCACCGCGGGCAACGCCACGGGTGAGCTATTCGCAGGTGCCCTCGCAATTCGTTCGACCGGCATCGTCAAAGGCGGGACCGTGGAGGTTTCGACCCTCCTCAAACCAGCCGCAACCGCAGACAACGGCGTGCAAGACAACGCCATTGACATTGGTGTCGATTCTACCAACCGTTTCCGCGACTTGTTCCTCGGCCGCAACGCGAAGATTGGCGGCACACTTCTCGTAACCGGCATTGCCACGTTCAGTGCCGTTCCTGTCTTCTCGGCTGGGTCCTCGTTCACCACGCTGACTTCGACCACGCTGCTCACGATCAGTGGCGGCTCGGTGAGCGGCTACCGCAACGCCACGGGCACCGTCACCCTCGGCGCGACTGACCGCGTCGTGCTCGGGAAGCTCACCGGGAACATCGTTGTGACCCTTCCGGCTTCGTCGGGCAATGACGGTCGCGAGTTGTACATCACTATCGCTACTGTCACCGTTACCTCGCAAACCTTGCAAATCCTCCCTGCTGGTGCCGATACGATCAGCGGTTTAGCCTTTATCACCCTTGGTGTCCTGGGGACCAACACTCGCGGTGTGTACATCATCTGCAACGGCACCAACTGGACGATCATCAACACGTATCAGCTTTTGTAAGTCGTGTAGGCTCCGATGGCAATCCGCGAAACCGCCGCGATCGTTCCGACTACGCTCAACCTTCGCCATTCGGCCAAGGATGCGGTGCAACTCGCGATCCAACTTGAAAGCGAACTGCGCGAGCCCTTGCGTGTCATCTCGCTGCTGGCCGATTGGAGCGAGCATCGTCAACTCGCGATCACCGCTGCATATGAGGTGGTGGACGAGACCGCGATCTTCGCCGACGCCACGTTGGGCGCCGTTGTGGTCACGCTTCCTGCCAGTACCAGCGAGACGATCAATCGCGATCTGCATGTCAAGAAGACCGACGTATTGGCGAACGCGGTCACGATCACCGCTCAGCCCGGCGACCTCATCGACGGCAATGCCTCGGTTGCGATCGTCACCCAGGGTCAGTCCTATCATCTACTCGCCGATGGCCTTGGGAATTGGCGCATCCTCTCGACCATCGCCGCCGCGTCGAGTGGTGGCCTCGCCGTACCCGCCACCGCCGCACCGATCATCGTCAACTTCACCGCCGCCGCAGTCGGCACCTCGGTCAAGTACGCCCGTGAGGACCATCGCCACCTTCTCGACCGCACGATCATCGCCACTGGCAGCGACGTATGGACCGGCGCGCACGCCTGGTCACCGACCGCCAACACCGCGCCGATCACGATTAACAAAACCGCATCTCTAACGTCCGCTGGACTGTTTCGCGTACTCGATACAGATGGGTCACCGCTCGTGGTGGCGGATAACATCGGCCGTGCCGGTATCAATTGTGAACCTGACGCCTTCCTGTCCATCGTTGGGGGCGCGCTGGCACCTCCTATTTTGACCAACCTGTTCGCTTGGTATCGCGCCGATTCGATCACCACCTTGAGTAGTGGTGACATCGTGCCCACTTGGCAAGACTCCTCTGGTAATGGCAATCACCTTACTGCGCACGGGATAACGAGCGTCGGTGTTGACACACCGGCAATGCGGCCAAAGTGGTTCCCCGCCGGAAACGCGAAGGCGATTCCCAACCTTCCATCCGTGAGCTTCGAGGGCGATGATATACCGGATCAAATCGGCTACTTCACCTTTGACACCGGAACGATTCCGCTAACCGTCACCGCGGGATGGACGATCTTCTTGATCTGGCGGGACTGGTTCGCGAACAGTGCAGCGTCTCGGATTCTTGGTGTCGCCAACACTGATCTGAATGACAACTTCATCTACATCAAGACGACGAGCAGCGGCGGGGGTTTGCAGCAGGCGGCCACGGAGCAAGCGACGGGCGCGCTATTTTTCAGCAACAACGTGGCGCACACCGAGGGCGCTGATACCGAGGTCCTCGCGTTCCGCTGCGCTGCGGGAGCGGGCACGTTGAGAGCGTGGGTGGACGGCACCCTCGCACCCTCTACT